GCAACTTAACTGCTGCTACTACCCCATTGCACGGAAGGTATAACTCCTGCTGGGCAGTCAGCTTTCAGTTACCGACATCACCGCGACTGTCGCGCAATACGGTAAAAATATAAATTGCCGTATTCAAATCATTTCTAAATGTCAACTATTTGACAACTGGGAACTCTTGCATAATCACCGTAGAGGTGATACAATAAGAATATAATAATTTATTATATTCTTATGAAAAAGCAAGACAATCAGAGGGAAGCGACTTTGTATGCTTATGTGGCCGGAATAATAGACGGAGAAGGAACTATCAGGATTGGAAAAACAAAGAACAAATTATTATGCCTCAATTAATGCATAGTAATGACTAATAAAAAAGTAATTGAACTAATAGCGTCTATATTCGGCTCAAAAGTAAGAACAGAGTGCGTTCCTAATAGGAAAATAATTTATAGGTGGGGAACATCTGGAAATATAGTTATACCCAAAATAATTAACGAAATTTATCCTTATTTGATAGTTAAAAAAGAACAAGCTGATTTAGTCCTTGAATTCTGTAAAAAATATCCAAAAGAAATAAAAAAATGTAGGATTTGTGGATCAACAAAGATACAGGGTTATAGCTTATGTCCAAATTGTTATGCAAAGATAAAAAGAAGAGGAGAATTAGAAAATTGGAAAATCCCATCAGCAAAATTTCTTCCTAAAAAGGAACTACAACGCAGAGAGGATCTTTACCGAAAGATAAAGAAGCTCAATGCGGTTGGAGCACCCACAACGACTAAACGAAATGACACGCGAGAGCGTGAAGTGATAGTCTGAACTATACAGTGATGTATAGAAATAGGCAGAAATGACCTATTACCTCATAAAAAGAGGATCAACAAATTGGATTATGTAACGGTTACTGACGTTCTTTCTTGGGAAAGTGAGGACGCGGTTTTAATGGAAGCGGCTGAAATACTTGGCGATCAAGCAGCCGATACATTGGACCAACTTTGCCGCGACATCTTAAACGCTGGCACAGGCGCAATTTATTCAGGAAGCGGTAATACTGCAACAGCAGACGTTGCCGCCGGTGATGTAATTTCTCTTGCCAACCTTGACAGTGCTTTGGCCACCTTAAAAGCCAACAATGCCAAAAAGATTACAAGGCAAATCAATCCTTCAACTGGATACAACACCAGCCCAGTTAGAGCTGCTTATGTTTCTATTGTTCACCCAGTTATCGGGGTGAAAATTAAAACACTTGCGACTGCGGCTAATACTTGGACGCCAGTTGAAAAATACGCCAGTGGCGCGGACGTAATGGAAGGCGAAATTGGGACTTACAACGAAATTCGTTTTGTTGAAACCAACAACGCTAAAATTAAGACCGGCGCTGGCACAGCTGGAATTGACGTATATTGCACATTGGTTTTTGGGGCAAATGCTTATGGTATTACCCGAATTTCCGGTGAAGCTTTGAAAATATCGTCAAGCCAATCGGTTCAGCAGGTTCAGCCGATCCGTTAGACCAGCGAGCTACTTCTGGTTGGAAAGCAACTTTTGTTGCTAAAATTCTAAACGAGAACTTTATCCAACGTATAGAATCAGCCGCTGTCTAACGACAAACCGCCTTTGGAAAGTCGCACGCCAAAGTCCTTAATAATCAGGAAATAAATTCTATGAGTGAAAAAAAAGTTAATCCTCTCTTAAATGACGATTCGGGCGAAAGTCCTGAACCCGCCACTAACGAGATGGAAAAAGACCAACCAGCGAAAGCGGAAGCCAAAAGTTCGGCAACCAAAAAAGAAGCCAGCTTGAAAGCCGAAGCAATCGCCAAGTTTCCAAAGGATATTGTGGCTCAAACCAAATATATCCTTGACAATTCTGAACACGTTAACTTTATCGTTCCAAAGATTGAGGGTGAAATCGGCATTGAGCAAGTGCAGATTAACGGCTACAAGATAGAGATAGAGCGAAATGTAATGGTTTCAATACCAATACAGGTCGCAAAACTTCTTGCCGAAAAATACCGGATAGCTTTGGAAGCAGGTAGAGAGTATAGAATTGACAGCCGGCCTGACAAGGCCGAGCCATTGGGCTAATAGTCGTAATGCTCAATAAAATTAAGTAATTTAATCAACTCCTATGCTAAAAAATTATAATGTTAATGGGTGTCTTAAAGCGCCGGGATTGACCATTGGATCAGGTGGAAAAACAACTTTTGCCTACGCAAACACCTTTCGGGTGATTGCCAATGGCTACATTTCTGACGACGTAACGGCAGCCGACGCACCGGCCTTGACTACTGCAAAGGATAAGAATGGCGATACTCCGGGCAATTTGGCGATTGATTACGAGCGCGCATATACTTTGCTGGCTTCGGTCAACAAAGATACTGGCGCTGCAACATTCTCGTTGGCTGCGAGTGATGACTTCGCAGAAAATCACGTTTGGAAGATTGATGATATTAACTGGGGCAATTCCGCAAACAACGACAGCCACAAAGTTGTTGTTGGATTTTGTATTATATCCAACACAACCAATGCCTTTGTTCCCGGAACAACCGCTCTTGACGCCGCAGGCGTGACAGTCCGCTACTACGACAATATCGTAGCGTTGTTCAGCTAATAGCATTGGATAAGAAATAATATCAACTACAATGTCTAAAACTATTACAACTTCACCGGGCGGATTATCGGATGAAGGCGTTCGTTCCGCTCTTGGCGAACTACAAAGAAACGCAGTTGATATGGTGTTGAATACAGCAGGATTGACTATTGGAACGGCATCAAAAGCAAAGGTTAAGATAGCCAATACCATATACGCAATCATTGACGGCGCTTTGGTAGAAAAGACAACAGCAGAGATTGTTTTGTCCGGAACTGTTACCAATGCCAAATTTAATGTGTATGTGTTGACAATGATTGCTGATGGCACTGTTACCGCTACAATGGGGACAGAAGGTGCTACCATAGGCGCAGTTGTTTTCCCGGCCGTTCCAGCTGATAGTGTTGTTATCGGTTTCGTTATCATCAATCCTACCGGCACAGGAAACTTTGTCGGTGGGACTACTGAACTTGACGATGCAACTGTTGCTCCCAATGCGGTATATGTAAATACTCCGTTCCCATTCAACATCAACGCGATCGCGTTGTAGTTCCTGGAAATCGTTTAAGGAAATCGCCAAATAAGCGATATGAATTATTCTAAATTCGCAACATTGGTTCGCTACTATACAAAGACAAACTCAACAACTTTTTCTGACGCTGATATTTTGACATTGGCGAATATCTTTAAGGACGATATTGCCGGGCTTATCAGCAAGGAAGTTGGCGAGGATTACTTTGGGTTGCGTTTTGAGCGTGATTTAATAGCTGGTCAGCGAGAATATGATTTGCCTGCCGAGTTAATGACGCGGATAAAATATCTCAACGCTAAATTAGACGGCACAAATTGGGAACGGCTGAAAGAAACCGACTTGTCAACATACGGGCAAGCGATGGACGAAGCTACCATCGAGGCGCAATACGCCGATAAAGACCCGGAGTTTGATATTTGGGACAATAGCATTTATATCTTGTCGGGCAGGCCCATCATTGACGTGACAGACGGCTTGCGGCTTTGGGCGATTGTTTTTCCAAGCGATTTTCCCAATCTTACAAGCACAGAGGATATGTCCACTAACCCGGACGATTACTCGCACGGTTTCCCACGCCAGTTTCACGAACTTCTTGCCCGGCGCGTATCAATCGCTTATAAGTCAAGCAAAGACCGCCCCATTCCGCTGTCGGAAAAGGAACAGCTTTACGAAGCGGATTTAATGGCGGCGATCAACGCAATGAAAGACGCGAACCTTGACCGGTCAGTCATACCGTCCGCGCCTTATAACGATGGTTCTCAATACTAAACTATCGTTTAAGTAATTAACAAACCTATGCCTTATACAGCAAAAATTAAGGATGCAAAAAAGAGTTTTCGTTGTCAGACAACGCTCCTTATTTGGACATTTGGTTTGACATATTGCTTGACGGCGAGGTGGTCGCTGAACGTCGGTTAGCATTCCCATTAGGGACTACGGAAGAGGCAATACTCGCAGAAGTCAAAGCATACTGCCAAATGTTTGAGAATGACCACGCGCTTGCGGCAGAAGCTGCTAAAAGGTCGGAAGCCGAAGCCGAAGCGGAAAAAACGCTCTCCGGCTTAAAAGGTCAAGAAGTTTAATAAACTTAAATCGTATAATGAAAAATCCATTCAAAGCCAAATTAGGTTTACACGAAAATGTGGAATACGTTTTGAGGGACGATAAGGGCAAGCCAAAAAAGCTTTTTCAGCCCAATAGATTGTATCTGTGGCTGTTAAAGCGCGGTTTGGCTTCACCCAATTTGACCTATCGCGTTTTCGGACGATTTACCGACAAAATGGTGATTAGCAATTTAATCACTACTGTTGGTGTTTCGGGAATTGCCGCGAGGATAAACGGATCAGGTTCACCGGCCGCTTATACTTATATCGCATTAGGCACTGGAACGACTGCTGCGGCTGACGCCAATACTCAACTGGAAGCGGAAATTACCACTTCTGGCGGCGCGCGCGCGTCGGCATCGGTATCGCTCCAAACGACTGATACTGCTGGCGACACGGCACAGCTTCAAAACACCTTCGCCTTCACTACTGGCGCTTCGTTTGCCATTACTGAAAGCGGTGTATTGAACGCGGCTTCATCGGGAACTTTACTTGCTCGTCAGGTATTTTCTGCAATCAATGTCGTTTCGGGCGATAGTCTACAAGTTACCTTAATTTTCAGGGCTATCATAAAGAAATTTATGATGTATGAAATCTCTAAATTGCAGGAACATCTTAACAAAATTGTTAAGACAATCTGCAGCGAAACCCAGCAATGGGGACGTTCAACGACTATAATGGGATTATCCTTCGGGATAATGGAATAGTCTGAACTCGTCAGTGATGACGAGAGATTGGCAGAAATGTCCAATCCACCTTGTAAAAGGGGAGTAACAAATTGGGAAGTTTGATGTAGACACAGCCTAACTTGCGGTTCTACTCTGCTCCTGTTCATACGGGGGCAGGAATAGGATTGAAAGCCGCTATGCAAGATATTTCAAACAAAAAAATTTTAATAGGGATACCGTGCGGATCGGGAATGATGTCCGCCTATACAGTTGACGGATTATTTAAGCTGACAAGACCTTGCCCGACCAGCTTGCTTATTATTGAAAGGCAAGCTATTGACGCCGCGCGCAATTATATTCTTGAAATTGCTATCCGTTTGCAGGTTGATTATGTTCTTTTTGCCGACGATGATGGAGTATTGCCGCCGGATACGCTGGTTAAATTGGTTGAAGATGATAAAGACATTGTCGGAGCGCCGATGATGACAAGAAATGTCAGGGATAATGGGGAACACGCGCTTTGCGTATTTGAAAAGTTTGATTTTTATATCGGGGACGGAAAAACCGTTAATAAATACCGCTCAATGACCGGATTTGACCCTGCAAAGGGATATTTGCAGTTAGTTGACGCGATAGGCGCTTCTTGTTTTTTAATCAAACGTGAGGCATTTGAGGCGTTATGGAAGAAACATAACGGACGACCGTTTGAATTTGTCCACGAAACGCATATTACCAAAGAACACGGCGTTACTTTACGCAATATCAGCGAAGACCTCTGTTTTTGCGAAAGAGCAAAAGAAGAAGGATTTGAGATTTGGGTTGATACCAGAATTAGGCCGGTGCATTTGGGAAAGCCAAAATTTGTCAGATTTGAAATGGAAGAGGAAAATTTGCCTTCTTTGAACGAGCCGATGAAAGGGGCAATCACGCTTTCGGAAAATCTTAAAAATAAAATTAAATAAATAATAAATGCCACAAACTCTCATATGCAGCATGCTGATTTGGGACATACGATGACAGAAGAAATCATCAGAAAAGATTTCGAGATTTTGAAGCAGTTTAACTTTAATGCGGTCAGGACATCCCATTATCCCCCGGTTAATAAGTATCTCCAATTGGCCGATGAATATGGTTTGTACATAATTGATGAGGCCGGTGTAGAGTCACATGCTACAGAATTTGTCAGCGAAATGCCTGAATTCACCGCCATGTACCGGGAACGCGCCCGTAAAATGGTTCTTCGCGACAGAAATTATCCCTGTGTATTGTTTTGGAGTGCAGGCAATGAAAGCGGAGAAGGAATGAACATAACAGAAGTTGTGACAGAGGGCAAAAAATACGATCGCACGCGGTACTGGATGTATGGAGGCAATGCATACTCACATCCAGCTGAAGATATTATCGGTCCGCGCTATCCAAGTCCACTTGAACTTGAAATGTGGATAGGATTGGGGTTTGACCATGATACCCGACCTCGTTTATGGATGAGTATCTTTCTGTTGCCGGTAATGCTTTGGGTGGAATGGAAGATTATTGGAATGTTATTCATTCTCACCCAAGAACTGATGGGGGGAGCTATTCTGGGATTTTGTAAGTCCAGGAATCAACAGAAAAAATACGTCAGCTGGAAGATAAACTCACCCAACA